CAAATCTGAGAGTAACTTCCATCCCAACATCTGTGAGGGTGGTGCTCGTGTTCCTTACAAACAATGCCGTCGTGGTGGTTACGGACTTATTCAATGGACTACTCAAAAACGATATGCGGGTTTGGGTAAGTTCTGTAAGAAGTATGAGTGTGATCCCTCATCCCTTGAAGGTCAAACTCGTTACATGATCAACGAACATAGTTTCCGTAAAGTTCTCCCTGAGTTTCAGGGAAGTGGATGGCCCGTTCATCAATACATGGTTCCTGCATACTACTGGCTTGGTTGGGGTATCAAAGGAAACCGTGAACATTATGCATACCAATACGTGAAGAAATTTGTATGGAGCTGAAAGACTGGTTGAACTCAATCAATCTCAACAAGACTGATTTGATTGAAGAGGATGCTTCCCTTGAGAAGGAATATCCTCCTTTTATTATCAACAAATGTATGTCGGGTCATCTTGATACCGTCCTCTACGCGAATGAGATGAACATCGCTCATTCACTACCAAAGAAACTCCAATATGACTTTTATCTAAATAGTGTGAGGAAAAGGAAGAGATTTTCTCCCTGGCTCCGAAAGGATAAAGTCAAGGACCTTGATGTAGTTAAATCTTACTATGGTTATAGTAATGAAAAGGCACAACAAGCCCTCCGTATTTTATCTCCTGAACAAATTGCATTTATTAGATCTAAACTTGATACTGGAGGAAAAAAATGAGTATCGCGGAACCTGAGGTTCGTTGGTCTCCTGATAAAATGGTAGAAGTGACTTTGAGAGAACCCGATGATTTTCTCAAGGTTCGTGAGACCTTGACCCGTATTGGAGTTGCATCTCGTAAGGAGAAAAAACTCTACCAGTCATGCCACATCCTGCACAAACAGGGTAAGTATTTCATCGTTCACTTCAAGGAACTGTTTGCCCTTGATGGTAAGAAAGCTAACTTGACTGTGAATGATGTTCAACGTCGTAATCGCATCACACAACTTCTGTGTGACTGGGGTTTGATTGATGTTGTTCAAGAGGAAACGGTAGCTGAGGTTGCCCCTTTGAACCAGATCAAAGTTCTTTCTTACAAAGAGAAGAATGAGTGGGCTCTGGAAACCAAGTACAACATTGGTAAGAAGAAAAAAGTAGAAGAAACCGAATAAATAACTGCGTGTCTTTCGTGCGGCACACTCTACATTCGGAACACCCTAAAGAGAGGTTCGGTTTTTACCGTTCCTCTCTTTTTCGTTTTATGATTAAATAGTATTGGATGCCGAAAGGATCCACACAATCTAATCTCGCTTTTATAAGGAGAAGTACAAATGACTAACCTCACCAGGTATACTGCTGCGGATCTTAATGCCTTGATGGATAAGATCACCAAGAACAGCATTGGAATGGACGAATACTTTGATCGTCTGTTTAATCTTCATGAAACTACAAAGAATTACCCACCTTATAACCTGATTCAGGTAAATAATGTTGAATCGCATCTAGAAATTGCATTAGCTGGATTTAAGAAAGGAGAGGTCAATGTTTTCACGGAGTATGGAAAACTTTTTGTCGAAGGGCAACGGGAGGACACCGAATCCGACAAGACGTTTATCCACAAGGGACTGGCTCAAAGAAGTTTTCAACGAGCGTGGACTTTATCCGACGACACAGAAGTACGGGAAGTCACCTTCGAAGACGGACTCCTCAGAATCGTCCTTGGAAAAATAGTCCCAGAGCACCACACCCGTAAGGATTATCTCTAAATAGAACTGAATATCGTCGGCGCAGACGAGGGAGGTAATGGCAAAAACCATTGACACCTCCCTTTTTTGTTGGTAGAATGTATGAAGGAGTTGAGTAACTAATGTCAATCAAATTATCAGTTATTAAAACTGGAGAGCATGTGATTTCAGATATCATGGAGGTGGTGTCTGAGGAAGGAAAAGTGTGTGGATATAAACTTAAAGATCCACATGTCGTTAAACTTAATACTAACCTTATGCTAGTAGAACAGGAGATTGGAAGAAAAGTTGAAACCAATGAGCATGAAGTCGAAGTTAGTTTGACTCCATGGATTATTTTGAGTGAAGATAGAGACGTTGTAGTAACTTTAGATAGTGTCATTGCAATAGTCAATCCAGTTACATCTCTGTTCAATTTGTATAATGAAAAATTGAATTTAAATAATCTTGAAGTTATTTCTGATTAATAGCAATGGAAAAAAACGTAAAATTAATCTTGTTCAAAGTTGACACTGTAATTATTTCTGAAGTAATTGAAGTAGATTCTGAATTAGGAGATCCAAATTGTAAACTAATTAATCCTTGTGAGTGGAAAAAGAAAGAAGATAGTGAAGAATTTTTTCTTACTACATGGATAGAAGCGACAAATCAAAGTGAATTTATGGTAAGATCTGAGGATATTCTAACTATCGCAGATCCTCTTCCAGAAGTTATTGAAAAGTATCTTAAACTGACTGAATAATGTCTCAACGCTTTTATACAAATGTCCAAATGGTTGGAGACAACTTCTTGGTTCGTGGTTATGAAAATGGTAAGCACTTCATGACCAAAGAGAAGTTTAATCCAACTCTTTTTGTGCCCTCAAATAAAAAAACAAAATATCGGACTTTGAATGGTGAGTATGTAGAGTCTGTAAATCCTGGATCCATTAGAGATTGTCGAGAATTTATCAAAAAATATGAAGGTGTAGAGAACTTTAAGATTTATGGAAACACTGGATACATCTATCAATATATCTCTGAAATGTATCCAGAAGAAGAGATCAAATTTGACACTAATAAAATTAAAATCACTACAATTGATATTGAGGTTGCATCAGAGAATGGATTCCCAGATGTAGAATCTGCCGCCGAGGAAGTTCTACTCATTACGATTCAAGATTATTCAACAAAACAAATACGCACTTGGGGGAAAGGTCCTTTTAAAAATAATCAAGATAATGTAATATACAAAGAATTTGATACTGAATATGATTTATTGAATTCTTTTATTCATTGGTGGCAAATTGAAGAAAATACACCAGAAGTTATTACTGGATGGAATAGTGAACTATATGATATTCCTTATCTGGTAAGGCGTATTGATAGAATTTTGGGCGAAAAACTGATGAAACGTATTTCTCCCTGGGGACTGGTTACGGAAAGAGAAACTTATATTTCTGGACGTAGACACATTTCTTATGATGTTGGCGGAGTTACACAACTTGATTATCTTAACCTTTATAAAAAGTTTACATATAAAGCACAAGAATCATATCGACTTGACTACATAGCTGAAGTAGAACTTGGTCAGAAAAAACTTGACCACTCTGAGTTTGATACTTTTAAGGACTTCTATACTAATGGTTGGCAGAAGTTTGTAGAATACAACATCATTGACGTGGAACTTGTTGACCGAATGGAAGACAAGATGAAACTGATTGAACTTGCCGTTACTATGGCATATGACGCAAAAGCAAACTATGCTGATGTGTTCTCACAAGTTCGTATGTGGGATACAATCATATACAACTACCTCAAAAAGAGAAACATTGTAATTCCTCCCAAAGAACGTTCGGATAAGGACTCAAAATATGCAGGAGCATACGTCAAGGAACCGATTCCTGGAAAGTATGATTGGGTTGTGTCTTTTGACCTCAACTCTCTTTATCCTCATCTCATTATGCAGTACAACATCTCACCCGAGACCCTCCGTGAGGAAAGACATCCCAGCGCAACTGTTGAGAAAATCCTGAATGAGGAACTAACCTTTGAGATGTATAAGGACAATGCGGTATGTGCCAATGGTGCCATGTACCGTAAGGATGTTCGTGGTTTTCTACCAGAGTTGATGGAGAAGATCTATAAGGATCGCACCATCTATAAAAAGAAGATGCTCACTGCTAAACAAGATTATGAAAAGACTCCTACCAAAGCACTTGAAAAAGAGATTGCCAGATGTAACAACATTCAGATGGCGCGTAAGATCCAACTCAATAGTGCTTATGGTGCTATTGGCAATCAATACTTTCGTTACTATAAACTTGCTAACGCAGAAGCAATCACCCTCTCAGGGCAGGTCTCCATCCGTTGGATTGAGAACCGAATGAACGGATATCTAAATAAGATTTTGCAAACAGAGGGCGAAGATTATGTCATCGCATCTGACACTGATTCAATCTATCTTAATATGGGACCTCTTGTTACTAAATTTCTTAGTAATAAGTCTGACGATAAAACAGCAGTTGTTTCCTTACTTGACAAGATCTGCCAAGACAAGTTGGAACCATTCATCGAACAATCTTATCAGGACCTTGCGGATTACGTTTCGGCATATGATCAAAAAATGATTATGAAGCGTGAGAATATTGCCGAACGTGGTATTTGGACTGCGAAGAAGCGTTATATTCTCAACGTATGGAATAGTGAGGGTGTACAATACAACGAACCCAAACTGAAGATGATGGGTATTGAAGCAGTCAAATCTTCTACTCCTGCGCCTTGTCGTAAGATGATTAAGGATGGTCTCAAACTGATGATGAATGGGACAGAAGATGACGTAATTAATTTTATTGATAAATGTCGTCGTGAGTTTAAAGAATTGCCTCCAGAATCTATTGCATTTCCGAGGACAGCATCTGATATTCGTAAATATCAATCATCTTCCGATATTTACATTAAGGGAACACCCATTCATTGTCGTGGAGCACTTCTTTTTAATTATTATATTAAAGATAAAAAATTGGACAAAAAATATTCTCTTATCAATAATGGGGAAAAGATTAAATTTATCTATTTGAAGAAACCAAATATTATTCATGAAAATGTAATTTCATTTATTCAAGACTTTCCAAAAGAACTCGGGCTTGACATGTATATTGACCATGAACTACAATTTGAAAAGAGTTTTGTTGAACCATTAAAATCAATACTAGATGCAATTGGGTGGAAAGTTGAGAAGACTTCAAGTTTAGAATCATTCTTTGTATGAAACTACCTATAAATCAAAAAGAATTTGATATTATTTTAAATTTACTTGAAAAAAATAAATCTGACCACTGGCAATTATGGTCAAAATTATGGACGTTTAATTTTAGTAAAAAAGGTGAGGAAAATTAATGGATTTTTTAAAAGACATTGTAAAAGAAATTGGCGGCGAATACACACAACTCGCTGCCGACATTGATGAAAGTGAAACTTATGTGGACACAGGTTCGTACATTTTTAATGCACTGGTTTCAGGTAGCATATTTGGTGGTGTATCTGGGAATAAGATTACTGCTATTGCTGGAGAGTCTTCTACTGGAAAGAC